AGGAGTATTTGAAACGTGGAGCCAGTTTATACTGGAGTTCCATGTATTCGATGGTCTCATCATAGCTCATAAAATGGCGATAAAGCTCATCATAAAGCGAATGAATTTCGGCAATTTCCTCTTCACCATCTCCACCCAACTGAAAAGCCGGCATGGCTTTGAAGGCCCGCGTCAGCAACTGCTGGTACTCGTTAAAAACCGAGCGACCATGCTGAGCGAGCTCTAACCACGTAGGTTTAAGCAAGTTGGTGATGTGAATGACCTCAGGAATGCCTTTCTTGGCGAAATGAAACGGTTTCATAATCGCATCTAAATCCAAAGGAGTCATCATCCAATGGGTTTCTTCGTCAACACGGAAAGTTCGTTTGCAAAACGTGAGCTGCTTCGTGGAAAAATCGGAAGTTACAGGCTCTTTGTTCCCATCCGTGTACTTCATGTTGTATTTCGAACAGAAATCAGCCATGTGCTTCATGGTGAATTTTCCAGATGAACGTCCCATGGAATCGTCGCCCTGAGTCATCAAAGTCACGTTCTTGAAAAACGTGTTTTCTTCTTCGGGGAAAGTTTCGTAATAGGCGCACATGTGAAGCAAGACGTTAACTTCGCTGTTAAGCTTAAGCGTCACGTAAGAACCGCTGTCAAGCCATCCCACGACGGCAATTAAATCACCGTTCGCGTCTTTAAGCGTAAAAGCATGGTTCTGAATCATGCGACGGACGATAACGGCATCTTCCTCTTTGTACCCCAGAGCAATCGCTTTGAGGTAGTTCAGTTCCGCCGCAGCGTGGATCATCTGGCAACTCGTCCTGACATCGAATTTAGAATAATCTCCTTCGAGAATGTTCAACTCTTCTTGACGGGGTATCACCCAATGATCACCCGACAACTCAGCGTCAGCTGCGAAGATTTCACGATACAACTCTCCGCCCTCATTTGAGCAGATGTTGATTCCAGCGGCACACCCATTATCAATGGGAATCTTCATGTCGGCACGCATAATCGGTCCGAGAGCCATCTTGAGTCCGAGGTTGACGTGCATAGGCAGCACCGAAAAGATCCGGGGGAGAGGATTTTCCTTATCCTTCGAAATCGGTTCGTCTTTCAATGACGTCCGGGTAACGAAAGTAGGAAGCTCACCGCTTCGAATCGCTTCGATGTATGCCATCGTGGCATCTCTCCACTCCTCACAAGGAACAGCTTTGCGCTTATCTCCTGGCATAGACAGAATCTCAGCATAATTCGACTTTTTACCGGGCCAACCCACTCCACCAGAGGTGCTTAGGTCAATCCGGTTTGAAAATCGATCATCAAGTCCGTCCATAGCTTCTTCGATCGTATCGAAGGAGAAAGCCTGAATCACGGCCTCGTTAATAGCCGCTTTCCAATGTGCGAAAAATTCTTTCACGCACTTATCAACAAGCTTAGGAGGAACGTCGTCCATTGACCCTTCCGTGTACACTTGCAAATAATTTGCTAACGAACGCTGGGTCTTCATTTTCGGAACAATATGCTTCCTCTCGATTCCTTGCTTCTCAAGATAAGGACTTACCTTCGTAATCACATAATCTGAAGAAGGGGATGTGCGCATGCCTGTTGATCCGTAATACCGTAGAGTCGCTCTCGCGTCTTCGGTAATGTACCGGATAATGCTGCGCTCATGAGGAGCTTCAACGTACATTTCGGGTTCTTTGACAAGTCCTGGAATGGACATCCTGCCGATGTGGCTCTGGTATTCCGGCGGAATCTTAAATTCCTTCAGATACACCGTTTCTGCCACGGCTGCCTCGCCGCGTTTCCCAGTATGAAAACCGAGAATAACATGGGGTTTAGC